TGCTGCAAAGAACCCATGGTCAATGGATGTTAAAGCAATAGTAAATGAAATGAACGCAGAAGATGCTAAAGTTGCTTCAACTGCTTCTGGTAAAGTTGTATCTGTTCTTTCTCCAGTTTTAGAATCTGAAGAAGGTTTAACTTTTAGATTACATGGAAAGAACTATACATTTGACGGAAAAGATATCACTGAAGCTAATGTAACTGATCCAAGATTCTTTGATGTAAGTGAAGGTTTAGATATGTTCTCAAGAAACGGTAATATTCTTTCTTTACATGGAGAAAATGGTAAATCATTAGAATATAACATTACTGAAGGTACTTTGATGATGGGTAAAGTTGATATGACTAACTATAGTATCATTGAACTGAAAGAATCTTTATTGGCAACTAACTTCTCAGGTTATAGAAACCAATGGCAAAATGATAAAATTTGCAAATTCTTTGAATCTATCGATTTAGTTGCTGAAATGGACAACTTCACCACTATTCAATCACAATCTCATAAAGATGTATTCGTAAGTGTAATTGCATTAGATGAAGGGATATATGTTAACACTGTTAATCCAGGAATGAAGTTGAATGAAATGAAGAAATATGAAACTGCTACTGAAACAGTAGAAGTTGTAAAGGAATTTGTTAATTATGACATTTCTCCAATTCTTTCTGAAAGATTAATTGCTGAAGATAATGAAAAAGCAATTGAAGAAAATAAGAGAAAAAACATTTCTGACGAAATTTCATTTTTAGAAGAAAAGAAAGCAGAAGTTAAAGCAGCTATTGAAAAAATCGGTGAAACTGAAGAATTGTCTGAGGCTCTAAATTTATTAGAAGAAGAGTTAAAAGGGAAGGAAAAAGAATTAGCTGATTCATATATTTCTGAAAAAAAAACTAAGTCCGACTATTTAAATGATGGTTTCGTAGAAGCATCAGTTAAAAAAAGCGGCCAGGGTCTAAAAAAGAGACAAGAAGTATTAGTTAATGCTGAAGAATACGCTTCTTTAGGAGATGATGATTTACTTACTATCATTATTCCTAAAAATGGAAAAAGCGTCGTACTCCCAAAAGAAGATTTAGAGGTTAAGATTTAAATCTAATTCCAAACAAATATATTGAAAGGGCCGATATTAAACAATCGGCCCTTTCTTGTATATAAATATTAAATAAATAAAGTCAATGGCACGTAAAAGAAATTACTTAAATAATAGGGATTTGTTGGAACAAATCATTATTTCCAAAGAACAAGGTGAATTAACCCCAAAGGCTTTGGAATTTTTAATGTTATTGGCTGACAAGTGTTCAAGAAAATTAACTTATAGAAATCCTGAAGACAGGCAAGATTGTATTGCTTATGCTTATATGGATCTTTATAGATATTGGAGAAATTTTAATCCTGATAAGAGTACCAACGCGTTTGCTTACTTTACTGAAATCGCTAAAAGAGGATTTGCAAAAGGTTGGAACAAACTACATCCTAAGAAATATCACGGCACGGTTTCTATAAACGGTAGCAGTGATAGTGAAGGAATCTATACAATATAGTTAATTGCCTATGAGCATTAAGAAGGTCAAACCAACAGTAAAGTCCGGTTACAAACAAGGTTATTATAAACCTAAATTTCCTAATAAGTATAGAGGAGAGGGTCCAATAATTTACCGAAGTAGCTGGGAGAGAAAATTTTGCCACTGGTGTGATCATAACGAAGATGTTATAATGTGGATATCAGAACCTTTCTCAATACCTTATTTTAATTTGTTGGATAACAAATTTCACAAGTACTATCCAGATTTTTATATAAAAATGAATAAAGGCGATAAAGTAGAAGAGTATGTAGTGGAGATAAAACCAAAGGCTCAATTACAAAAACCAAAAGAACCTAAAAGAAAAACAGCTAAAGCATTAAAGAACTTTAAATATGCTTATGAATCTTATGTAAGAAATTTGTGTAAAACAAATGCTCTTAATAAAATGGCGAAGGAAAGAAATTGTAAAGTAATGCTTTTAACAGAAGACTCAAAAATATTCTAATGGCTTTAGTAGGAGAATTTAATCAAGATTTAGAAATATACCTTACAGACAACAAAGGTAGAGCTGGTGCGTCTAAACAATCATCTATAGATATACCAAATATTAGTGCACCTGCAAAGGGAATTTTAAACCCAGGGCAAATGTACTCTTTTTATTATTATACTAAAGATGAACCTTTTTATGACTCTAACCCTCTTGTGATTGGTTTAGGAGAATCTGATAATGGCCACCAATTAGGAATAAATTTACATTACATGCCTTATGATGCTCGTATACCTTTTCTAACTGATTTATTTAAATCTTTACAATCTACAATAGCTACTTTAATTAAAGGTAATGCTTATGGTAATCCTGCTAGACAAGGAGCAATAGGAGCATTAAAGTGGGAGTTTCTAAAACAGGCTTATGGTAAAAAATATAACTTAACTTATTGTACAAGACAGTACATGGTAGATAAAATGAAAAACCCAGTAGTATTAGGATATGAAGATTGGTATGTAGGGGCTGTGAATGATGAGGATCAATTTTATGGAGGTAACATTAACCAAGCACAATCATTATACTACAAGAATATATAAACTAACAAAAATAAAATAATATGGCAGGTTTTACAGATAGAAGAGGTCCTTTAAGTACAGGAAACCCTGTTAGAAGACTTCTTAAAGATCTTTCTAATTTAGGAATGGCATATGATGATATGATCATTCGTAATTCTAGAGCCGTTGGTTACACGGAGAACAGTATGGGATATACATTTAATCCTATGGGCTCTGATGCTGATGATATGTATGGAGCTTTTGCTGCACTTTCATTAACCGATACTAACTTAAAGAAAAATATCTCTTTCTTTGATAAAGACTATGAAAGAAAACGTGATCAACTTAGAACATTTGCAGTACAAGATGAAATTGAGGATATTCTTGATGTCATCACTGATGAGGCTATCGTTTTTGATGAATCTAATTACATGGCATATTCTCATTTTAATGGTCATATAGGAGCATCAATAGAAGAAGAAATTGGTGATGTATATAATAATATCTACAATTACTTTGGTTTTTCTGATTCTGTTTCTCCTTGGAATTATTTTAGGAAGTGGCTGATTGATGGCTTTCTTGCGTTTGAGATTGTCTATAATGATAGACAAACTGAGATTATAGGTTTTAAAGAATTAGATCCTATCTCTTTAATGCCAGGTATTGATACTGACGATGGAAAGAAAGTATGGATACAATATAAAGGCCAGGGTGCAAAAGAAAGAACTTTATATGATTCTCAAATTATTTACTTATCTTATTCACAAGTAAATTCACCAATGAGAATATCTTATGTGGAGAGATTGATAAGATCATTCAATTTACTAAGAATAATGGAGCACAGTAGAATTATCTGGGCTGTATCTAATGCATCATTTAAAACTCAGTTTACGATTCCTGTTGGTGGTAAATCAAAAACAAGAGCAAAACAATCTCTTGCACAGTTAATGAACTCATATAGAGAAGTAGTTGACTTTAATTTTGAAAGTGGTGAAATTCAAACAAATGGTAAACCAATGATGCCATTCAACAAAGAGTATTGGTTACCTTCTAAAGATGGAGAAACTCCAGAGATTACTACTATTGGAGGAGATGGTCCTGATTTAGGTGATACAGAATCTCTTAAATATTTTGCTGATAAATTACAATTAGCATCTAAGATTCCATTTTCTAGGTTTGATAGAGAAGGTGGAAATACCTATGATATGGATGCAAGTGGTATGCTTAGAGATGAAATTAAGTTTGGTAAGTTTATCGCAAGGTTAAGATCTATTTGGCAAGAAATATTAGTTAAACCAGTATATCTTCAAATGTGTCTTAATCACCCAGAATTAAAAAATGACATTGCATTTAAATCAGGTTTAGGTTTAGATTTTGTTAAAGACAATGTATTTGAAGAAATGAAAGAAATGGAACTTCAAACAAAAAGAGTTGATTTTATTGGTAACCTTAAAACACAATTAAGCACAATGGATGCTGAAATGACCGAAATACCATATTTTGATTTAGGATTCTTAATTAAGAGATATGGTGGTTTTACTCGTGATGACCTTAAAGCAAATGAACGTGCAAAGGAACGTGAAGTACTACAAGGTGAGGGTTATACTGATGAAGATATTGAAAAGATCCTTTTAGGTGCAAATAAGAAGGATTTTACACCAGAGAAAAAATCTGATGGAGTAGAGGAAGACCCACTAGGCGACTTCTAAAAACTAATAAGACTTGTAATATATAAATCAAATAATACTAGAAAGATGTCTAATAAGAAACTTTTAATTCTAGAAAGATCTCAGTCAAATTTAAACATGACAAAAGATGCGGACGGCTCTGTTGTGCTGGAAGGCGTGTTTACTGAGATTGGAGTAAAGAACAAGAATAACCGAATATATGAAGAAGCAGAAGTACTTCCTCACATTAATGAACTTAAGGAAAAAGTTAAAACTAATAAACTTTTAGGTGAGCTTGACCATCCTAAAGATTTTGATATTAGCTTATCTAATGTATCTCACGTTGTAGAAGATTTAAACTATGATAGAGACAAGAAACAAGTTCTAGGAAGAATAAGATTATTAAATACATCTAAAGGTAAAGAAGCACAAGCACTGATTGAAGATGGTATTCCTCTTCATATCTCAAGTAGAGCAGCTGGAACGGTTGATGAAGCTGGGAAGGTTAAGATTAAAAAATTCTTTACATATGATTTAGTTGCTGATCCAGGATTTGAGAATGCTGAATTGGCTAGAGTTAATGAATCTTTTGGTTTTGAAAATACCGAAGGATTATTCATTTATGAAATGGATAGCTCAGATGAAGAAATAAATAAAACAAATAAAACAGATCTAACGATGGAAAATACAACAGGAAACTTTGTAACCGTTGAAGATTTCAATAAGTACACTGAATATGTTAAAAATACATTGGATAGTGTTAAGGAATCTGCAAACTCAAATAATGATGAATTAATTGAAAAGCTTGTAAAATATACAGAGCACATTGCAGAAAAAGTAAATCAAGTAACTGATTATACTGAATACTTATCTGAGAATCTTGACAAGAGCATATCATACTCTGACTACTTAGCAGAGAATGTAGATAAAATCAAAAATTACGCTTCTTACTTAGGAGAAGAATTAGATAACTCAATTCAATATACTGAGCATGTTGCTGAACAAGCTGATAAAGGGATTGAATATTCTAACTATCTTGGAGAGCAATTAGAAAAAGGTATTGAATACTCTGAATATGTTGCTGAAAAGGTTGATCAAAATATTGCATATTCTGAATATCTTGGTGAAGGATTAGACAAGAGCATTAAATACTCTGAATACATTGCTGAAAGTATGAACTCTGAAGAAGGAGAATCAATAAACGAATCAACTGAAGTAGAAGAAGAGGCTCCAATAACTGAATCTGTTGAAGTAGTAGAAGACAAGAAATCATATAAAGATGCTATTAGCGAAAAACTAGCTGATTTAATTTCTAAAGCAGAAGCTAAATCTGT